ATTGCCGTTACCTGACTGGTCATACCAAGTCTCTACGAAGCCGTTGACGGTATCGTCATAAGCAGGGATACCAGCGATTCCGTAGACCTCACCGATGTTGGCCTCAAGGGCTGTACGGTTGGCTGTCTGGTTGGAAGGGTAGATGATTAGCTCGGATGCTTTTCCTTTATAATCGTTGTAGTTTACGTTACTTCTGGTAAAAATGCGATTTAAACCAAAGGGATTTGAGTTTGCATTTGAAGTCGTAGCTGAAGCTACCGAGTTTGTGTATCCCGTCACGGTTCCAGAAGACCTTGTAAAATTAAATAGAGCAGTGTCTCCTGACGTTAAAGCTGAATTCCAACCCATATTTCCTGGGTCTGTTGTATTTGCCACAAACTCCCAAGTGGAACTGCTGAATCTAATCATATGCAAGTTAGTGTCCCAACCCGTAATAGCTTCAAATGAGGGGGGAACTGCACCTACAAAAAAGATGCTTACATCTTCTAAGCCCGTTATAGCTGATAAGCCAAAAGATTTTCCAGTTGCTCCTTGGATTGCTGGATTTCCTTCGGCGTTAGTAACCAGCGCACCGCCGTCAACAATCTTAGGCTGATAAGCTGCATCCGTCTGCACTGCGTGTTTAGCATTAGGGACACCAGAGGTTGTACTCTGGTCGTACCATTTGGATACCGTTCCGTCTCTAACATATGTCGCACCGCTGACCGATGTAATTTTGAAATTACTAACAGTAAACTCCGATGGACTATCGCCTTCAGAGAAACCTATAAACCCAAAGTCACCCGTCGCAAACATTGTCAGTGAGTAGCTCCCACTGCTAGTGTAGCTAACTCCATTAGATACGTCGGGTATAGATGAACTGCTCGCTCTTAATGCTAATCTGGGGGAACCAGAAACAATATTTAAATCAAAAGAAACTGTAACACTATCACCACTCGACCCTTCAACGTTTCCAAAACCCGCAAAGGATACACCCGAAGAAAGTGTTGCCGTAAACTCAGTAGTTGAAGCATTGGTAAAAGTTGTATATGGATTGCTCGTAGAGTTCTGAGCTATCAGAGCTTCACTAACCCAATCCGTCAGCGTCCCATCAGCAACCTCAGCAGCCGTAAAGGAACGTACTGCATCATCGCTACTACGACGAACCTCAACTACGCTACCTGTGTAGGAGTCACTAAGGTTACGCAGGGAGTAAGCCGCTGCTGCCTCAATCACAGCTCCATCACGACCCGTAGCTGTAAGCTCACGGACATCTAGTGGTGGAGTTACCTGCGCATTCGTCCAGTTCTGGAGTGTACCGTTGGATACTTCCTTGGCGTTAAAGTCCCGTTCGTTATTGTCGCTCTCACGTCGAACACGGACTACCTTGTTGACTCCTGTAGTGTCGTGGAGGTCGCGGAGGCTATAAGCAGCCGCAGCGCCGCCTACTACTTTACTTAGTAGTGGCTCGATGTCTCGCTTGATAGTGATACTTTGAGAACCCCCTAGGGTGGTCTCTTTAGATTGGTGCTTAGGAACCGCTGTGTGGTCTACTGTGACCGCAGCTCCGTCTACCTGCATTTCCCGAACCCCCGCAAACTTGTCACGGTTGATGGTATAAGTTTCACTGCCGCCATCTGCGTGGTTGATCGTGAGGGTTCGGTCTGCCATATTAGTTTTTGCTTTTAATTAGTAAGAGATGTTCGCGCCACTACCTGCTGAGCCTGTGTTCACTGTGGAACGACGGACAGTAAGAGCAGATGTACCGCTTTTCTTGGAGCTTTGGCGCTTCTTGAGTGCCTTGTTCTCCACTTTCTTTGCCACCTTAGTAGGAGGTGGGGGAGGAGCTGGTGGTGGTACTGGGTCGGGAATCTTGGGGGATGACATGCACATAATGTTATTAGTCTTTGTTGATTATATTTTCTGTTTGAATCTGATAGTGGTGCTTTAGGAAGTTCACGACAGAGCGTTGTCCATAGTGAAAGTTAAGCTTAGGAACACTATCAGTGGCGGGGAAATCTGTAGCTGGAAAAGTCTCCTCTAAAGCTTTTAAGAGGGACTTTGTGATAGGTGGTATCTCGGTTAATTTGCCTGTTTCCATCGTTACGGTAGGTTCAATGTTTTAGAGGTCGTTAAGTTCACTTGGAAGCTTGTCTTGCTCCACCCAAGTTTTGGTCTGTTGGAGGCACATAGCGTTCCAGATGATAGCCCCTGCGTGGTCTTCTGTGGTGTCACCTTCCATTAGTTGCCACAGGTGGCGATACAGGGAGTCCACGTAGCGGCTCAGTGGGATACCTTGCTTCCAGTTGTCTCGTCCGTACTTGGTAGCTCCGTCTTCAAAACGCTTAGCAACAGACCGAAGAGCATCCACAGGAATAAGGGAGGGGTTCCCTTTACCTTCAGAGGCGTCTCGGACTGCACCAGTAGCAAACTCGGAGCGAGCCCCAGAGTCAGGGAGAACAGATGTGTTTGTGTTATTCATTTTATTTATGTTCCCGATATTGTGTACTAGCTGGTCGATAGGGCTAAGCATTGGTAGGAGTCCAAAGGGTTACTTCGTTGGTATCTAAGTTATAATCCCCGTGTCGAAGGATACGAGCGAGGCGTGCAGTCATTAGAGCGTCCCAAGCGTCAAACCCTTTGGCTTCGTAAGCATCCACAACAGTCTTCCAAGTGGAGCCATTCTTCTTTAGGAGCTTCTCGGCTGTCATAGGGCCACAACCTTTTAGACCACTAAAGCCATCCGTAGTGTCTCCCATAAGGGACTGTACGAGGTGGAAGTGGTTGGCTTGCTCTTCTGTGACGATACGAAGGATGTCCTTTAGGTGGTTGTACCAGTAGATAGGGAGTGTCCCGAAGTCCTTGTCACCAGATACAGCAACACGGTTCTCGGAGTCTTCTGTAGCCCAGATACCAATAGCGTCATCCGCTTCGATGTTAGGATACATAACAGAGTCATACTCCTCCATCATCCAGTCACGAAGCTCACCGATACCTAGAGGCTTCCGCTTGTCTTTTCGGTTGGCTTTGTAGGCGGGCCACATCTCGTGACGGAACGTGCGCTTAGGAGAGAAGAACAACTTAATCTTCTTACTCTTTAGGGATTTGCAGATGGTGTCTATCTGACGGTCTGCCTCGGCTTTAGCTTCCACCATATTGGTTTGAAGCGTCCAAGTGTTATCGTCCCAGCGCATCTCTTGCTCAGCAGCACAGGCCGCCTTGTAGAGAACCATATCAGCATCGATCAGTAGTAGTTTGTTTTTTGTTTCTTTCATGTGTGTTAGTGTGTTTCTTTCCAGTTGGCCCCGACAGAGTATTCTCCATCTAGTGGGCAGTTAAACTTGAGAACCTTGCCAGCTTTCCCTAGTGCGTTACAGAACGTCCGTCCTAGTTCGTCAGCGTGTTCAGGCGCACAAGAGAACTGGACTTCATCGTGGATGTTGCCGTGCATCTCGTAAGGGAGCTTAGCCATCTTGGTAAACTCTACGAGGGCTTGCTTCATTACTACTGCTCCTGCTGACTGTAGTAACAAGTTGACCGCTGAGTGTGAGGAACGACAAGGCAGAGGGCGACCATCAATACCTCGGAGCATACCTTTAACTTCTAGAGCGTTGGCTACAGCGTCATAGAGCTTCTTGATGGATGGTGTCTGCTTCATAAAGGAAGCCTTGAGTGCTTTCCCTTGCTTGGCATTACCACCAACAATAGAACCAATCTTGGCGTCACCTGCACCATACAGGAAGGCGTAGATGAAAGTCTTGGCGTCATCACGAGTAGGCAACCCAGCAGCCTTCTGATTGGCTGTGTGGATGTCACCTTCTAAGATAGTCTTGGCATACTCCTTGTCACCGAACAAAGCTAAGTAGTGAGCGAGGCATCGTAACTCTAAGCCACTAGCATCAGCACCTACTAGAACTTTACCCGTTGGGGCTGTCCAGCAAGATCGACACTCTTCACCATAAGGAGCACGTCCCGAAGGAGTCTGAGCCACGTTCGGATTCCTGTGTGTACACCTGCCCGATACAGCTCCATTCGTGTTGATGGAGCCGTGGATACGTCCTTTCTTTTCTAACTTGAGCCAAGCTTGTTTGCCCTCAGCCACTTGACCGAGCCGCTTGGTGACGAGGAGGTACTCAAGGAGTTTCTCGGATTGGGTTGTTCCGATTTCCTTTAGTACCCCCTCGTTAATTGCTGGGCGTTTGCCTTCGTAGGCGCTGGGCTTCCAGCCATTAGCCATTAGACGTTCCGCTATTTGGTCGCGGCTATTTGGGTTAAACGGAATGAGCTTCGTCACTTGCTCACCCTTAGTAATCTCCTTTGGCTTGAATCCCTTTTCGACCAAGGCTTTCTTGGTGCGGGACTTTGTACCATCAGGAGCGAGCCACCAATTACTCTTGGTGACTTCTTCAGTAGGCGCGAATACTTCACGCAATTCTACATCCAGAGCAGCTCTACGACCCATAAGGGTAGCAGTAAGCTTCTCGGCTGCTTTAACATCAAAAGGAAATCCGTTCATCTCTTGGATACGGATAATTTTAGCAAAGCTGTGCTCTAAGTCACTCACTTGCTGGAGACCACCTAAGCCCTTCTTGAGAAAGAACTCATAGAGAGACTTGGTGACCTCCACATCTTGCACACAATACTCCTCCATCTCTTGAGACCACTGAGACCAATCTTCAGTTTCCCCGTGGTCGCTCTTGTTGTTACCAATGCGATAACCCCAAGCCTTTAAGCTGTGGGAACCAATGAGGGGCTTAGGGAAACCTTCACGTTTGAAGTCATCGTTACGGATGTCAGGGAACATAAACCTAGCAATGACTGCTGAGTCTAACACACCCTCGTGACGGTAACCGTAGAGCTTCCACAGAGCGATGGCATCAAAGCCAATACTGTTGTGTCCTACGATATGGTCAGCAGCCGAGAGACGATCCAATCCTTCTTGGATGTTGTCTGCTCGGTAAGCTCCTGTTCCGTTTTGGTCTATTACTACAAGGCAATGCAGGTCTTTGAGGTCACTTAGAGTTGACCAGTCCGTGATGCCGTTGGTTTCGATGTCGAAGAATGCGAGTGTTTTCATGTGTGTGCTTTAATCAATGGTTAGTGTGCGGATGTGTCAACGTCTTTTGTCCATAGTTGATGGTGCAACTTTAGGATGTCGGACATCTTCACGATTGATAAGAGGTCTCTACGGCCCCTGCGTTGGTAGCCTTTGTAGAGAGCGTCACTTCCTACAGCTACTCGGTCACCTAGAGCGCAGAGGTTTTCCCCCTCGTTGGCTAGGTCGGAACGTTTAACTAGAACGAAGTCGAGGAGACGCTCAAAGGCAATCCAGTCGGCAGAGCCGTAGAGCCACCCCAGCTTACCTTGAACGTTCTTAAACTCCAGCCAGACTAACTCGTCCTGTAGGGAGTCATCATCACGGGCAACCTTCTTACGGGCTTTCACGTCGATGCTCCCAAAGTCCGAGAAGTAGTCAACGTGAGAGAACTGTTCCCGAAGGT